TTAAACCCCTGGCTTGAAGTTGCTGATGATCAACTCGCCTTTGGGCTCACGTCCACGTCCAGAAGCCCCAACCGTGTAGCTGATGCTCACGCGTTTGAAGTGGTGCCCACTGAAGGCCTGGCGCATCTCTGGGATGTCATTGACGCTCACCACGGCCTTGCCTTTCATCGCCCCCATCGCCTGGGCCATAAGGTCGTATTGCTCAAGCCCGAATGGCACGCCATAACCCACAGTGCCAAAGTAAGGCGGGTCTAGATAGAACAGGCTGTGCGGGCGGTCATAGCGCTCAACACAAGCAGACCACTCCAGCCGCTCAATGAACACCTGGTGCAGCCGAAGGTGCACGGCGCTGAGCTGCTCTTCAAGGCGCAGCAGGTTCAGCCCGGCTGGCCGCATGGTGGCCGTGCCAAAGGTCTGCCCGGTCACCTTCCCGCCAAAGCCAAGCTTTTGCAGGTAAAAGAACCAGGCCGCCCTTTGGATATCAGTCAGGGTTTCAGAAGGCGTTATCTGTAGCCACTTGTAAATCTCCCGGCTGGCCAGAGCCCACTTGAAGTGCCTGACAAACTCCTCCAGGTGATGTTGCACCACGCGATACAGGGTGACCAGGTCACCGTTCACATCGTTGAGCACCTCGACCTTCACGGGCGATTTGAGGAAAAACAACGCGGCCGCGCCGCAAAAGGGTTCCACATAGCAGGTGTGTTCAGGAAACAGAGGCAGGATGTGCGGTGCCAGGCGGCGCTTTCCGCCTACCCACTGCACCATCGGTGCCGCCTGAATCATGTCCAGATCGGCTGTTTTGCCGAAAGTTCTCGGCGTGTCTTGTTCTGTCGTCATCAGTCAATCCATTTTTTGATGACGCTCCGAGGCGTTCAGGTTGGAGGCTCTCGGCCCTCAAGTCATTGAGCACCCGACAGCGCGGGCACTTTATCTGCAGTCTTTTGTAATCGCCAATGGCCAGCAGCTTCCCACAGGCGCCACATCTCACTTCTTGCATGTCGGCATCTTCCATAATGCCCTGACCTGTACAGGTGGCAGGGTCTGAGGTCAATGCCGTGCCAAATCACGGCGGAGGTGGGGGTCTGAGGTGTTAGCGCACCACAGGCCCTCGCCCTGTCTTTTTAAATGTGATCGCCACTTGGATCGTAAGGGTCGAGAATGGGCTCAAACGCCCTGGCAACTTTTGCCCCCCAGCCTATGCCTGCTTTGTTGTGGCGTTTGAGCCGGGCAGTAACAGTGGTCTCGCGGGGCCACTCCAGCAGCAGCGCCGTCATCACGCCGATATTGGCGTTGAAATCAAGCAGATACCCGATGATCAGCACCAGGGTGCCGAGCCGCTCGGATTGGCGGTTGAGCCCCGTCGCATCTTTGACACGGGCCAGTGACATCACGGCCAGGTAAAAAACCCAGAGTAGAAAGATCGAGGCGGTGGCATAAAGCAGATACCACCCAACCCAACTAATCATGGTGAGCAAGCTGGGCATCATGCCAGCACCACCTTAAACGCCAGTGCAACCGATGGATTGGCTACAACCATCGCGTTGTAGGCGGCCATGACTGCACCACGCATCTCGTCCAGGTTGGTGCAGGTGCTGAGATCAACCTTGGTGATATCGCGCAGGCCCTGTTTAACGGCCTCAAGTTTCACTGCCGTGGTGCTGTCGCTTTTTGCCAGAGCCGACGCCTGCAGGCCGTCGAGCACGCCGATGATCGGCTGACGCTCTTCGCGGGCCGTCGTCAAGGTGTGCTCAACCAGCTGCGCATGCGTGGGGGGCGGGGGAGATTGCAGCGTTGGATATCCAGACTCGTCGGCCACGATCAGCTTGCCACATGCCTGCCCTACGAGCAGGTCGGAGTGGTGCTCCACCGTAATTTCCACCGCGTCGGTCGGAATCTGTTTAGCGGAATGCCAGCCCAGCGAATAAAAACCGTTTGTTTTTGGCGAATAAAACATCATCAGTCCTCAAAATCCAATACCCAAAATATGCAATCCAGTCCCCGCAAGTGCGGTGTTGCTCCAAGCGTCGTAAGTCGTCTGGCTAAATCCATTTCCGGCGGAAGCGTTGAGAGTGGACACCCCTGTAATGCCCTGAACAGTCACAAATTCACGCAGCACGCCGTTCGGGAAAGTAAATGGCCAACTGCCTGTTGCTCGGCCAGACGCAACAGTCACCCCTTGAACCCACTGAAAAATTAGTGGCGTCGTGTCACCCGGGTAAGCTGGGAAGCTCCGGATGCCGTTTGAGCTAAGCAAACTCTGAACAGAAACGGCTCTGATACCAAACGCCGGATTGAGCAGTACCCACTTATCCAAAACTGAGTCGTACTGCAGTTCAATCCAGTGCCCAGCACCTGCAATGTCTCCGGCCACCAGTGGTAGTCCATTTCCCTTAACAATAGCCTTGGGAGCAAGTCCGTTTGGCGAGAATGTGGGGGTCGGCGTGGCATTGGCTGTGGCCGCCCGCACGTAAAGAGTCAGACCATTGACCAACGCGGGCACCACCGGTGCATAGGTCCCGGTCAAGGCATCAGCCGTACCCCCGGCGACGGCATAGGCGGCAGACTGCAAGCGGACCGCAATCGCAATGGCATCGCGCAGCTGGGTGTAAGTGCCAGGCACCGTCTTGTCAAAAGCCGCAGGCACCAGCCCACCCGCCTTGATCGCAGCCAAGAGCTCCCATATCAATCCGTTCATGTCAGTATCCGACACTGCCGTCGGCACAGACTGCGCCTGTTGGTGCATGCGCTGGCCAGTCCCTGCGTCTGTCACATAAGAATTACTACTCGTAAAGTCCATGATCACCTCACACAAAAATCACATTGAGCTGATAGCGCGCTGGCACCACCCGCTTTAAATAACAGGCCAACTCACCACCATTGAGCTGGCCTTGCAACAGCCGATCACCCACCCGCGACAAGGCCACGCGGAACTGGGTTGACTGAATCGTCACCGTCACATACAGGTTGCCGTCCAGCGCGCCCAGGCGCTGCCCGACGCGCTGGCCACAGCGAAATGGCGTGTTGTATTGCACCGTGGCCACATAGCCAAGCCAGGCGCAAATGGCGACGATGGCGTCGGTGCAGGACGGACTGGAATCGGTGTAAGCCAGCACCGGCCCGCGCAGCCTGGACAGCAGAAGCTTGCGGCGCAGCGCATCGACCTTGGCTTGATCGGGGAAACGGGTGCAGATGTCGGCGGCGCGGGTTGCGGGTGATCCAGTGGTGGTGATGTAACTGCTGGCGACTGGACCGAGCTGGGCACCCCACAGCATCCAGGTATCCGCTGGGGTAAGCTCCGCTCCACCTGTGCAGCCCGCATAGCATGTGACTACGTTGCCAACGGCGATGCCAGTCGTTTGTGTATATGACAATCTGAACCACCCATCAGGTAGTGCCTCGACCGTCCATCCAGAACCACCTACGCCAACTTCGTAGTTAAAGGAAAGTGCGGCGAAGTTGGTCGCTGTCGTCGAGTTTCTAAGCAGAAATCGCGCAATAGAGCGCGTTCCTTTCTTCGTGTAAATCGAATAATTCATGCTTGTTGCTGTCGCAACAACAGATTGGATCAATACCGGCACGCCGGATATACCAGCAATCAAATTTGCAGTTAATGATCCATCCGGTGCCGTATCGGCGTTGGCGGTGCGCGTTAGCGATCCTGTCCACGCGGGGTTGTCAAACCGCTCTGAATACCTCAGCAAATTCGTCGCCGCATCCTCAATCAACAACAGAGGCGCAGCACTTAAGTTCGACGGGTTGTAGCTGTACCTCGGCGCATCAATCGGCGCCGTCTTCAGCGTTCCTGTTCGGTCGTAATAAGTCGCCGGGGTGGCCCTTGTAAACGTGGCGATTGGCACCGCCCCCACGTCATAACTACCCGGCGCCACAGACTCTGGCGTGGGAGCAAAGCACGCATCCGGCAGGCCCGTGGCTTCTTCCCACTCGGCCAAGCGTGTGACCGTCTGGTGGGGTTGCCATTGGTACGCCGTCAGCCTGGTGAACTCATGCAGGTCACTCAAGGCACCCGCCAGCGCCCGCATCACCCGCATCAACGTCGAGTTAGGGTCGCGTGGCCAGGCAAAACCGCTGGGCAGCAAATAGGTGAGCGCTTGCCAGAACTTATCCATGGTCAGACAAATGTCACCGTGCCCAACACCAGAAGCCGGTCATAGCTGCTCACCGTGAACAGTGCACCGCTGGTGATCACCGGCGAACTGATCGTGTGGTTGTACTCACCCGTCACACTGCTGATCACCTCTACCAGGTGCGCATGCGGAATCGACCCGCCCGGAACCGCTTCGCGGAAAAACAAATCCTGCAAGGCGGTCACCACCCCGGCCCGGATCGCCGCCGTGTCCGGCGACACATTCACCGTCACATTGATGGTCACCGGCGTCGGGATGATCACAAACAGCTCATCCGGTGGCCCGCGTTTCGGGTCGCGGATGTAATCCTGCACCGCCTGCTGCTGCCCAGCGGTCGGAAGACCCGGTGCAACATTGCCATCAGCCATGATGATCACCCCCGCCGTCGTTGCCCCAGCCGGGTTGCGCAAGCCCCAGGCTCGCGTGATGCCAGCCACCTGCAGCGCCCAGCGCGCATAGTCAGCCGGGCAGCCGCCCATCGGCTCATTGCTCAAACGCTGCTGCAGCCGGTAGATAGCCTGTGTGTCCGTTTCCGCATCGGCCCCATTGCTCACACCGTTTGGCATGGCCGCCACAAAGGCCGAGTCAATGCCCGCCACCGGAGACACCAGTGTCAAAGCCGTGCCGCCGATCAAATTGCTGGCCGATCCCGCTACCAGGGCGATCACCGAGGCGGTCACCACGCCCGCAACCACCGCCACGTCAGCACTCACCTGGTACTGCCGCCCATCTGAGGTTTGCATGATCGTGCCTGCCACCAGCAGAGTGGGCGATACGCCGGTGCCATTCACCAGCCCAGTGGCGGCCGCCGCTTCTTTGCGCGTCAAGCCATAGGTCGCCAACCACCCATCCAGAAACTCACCAGATGACTTGATTGGGATCGCTTGCCTGGCAATGAAGTCCCGCAGATAACGATAGGCACCATGCAGCCCCACCGCCTTCACAAACGCCAGCGCCTTGATGTTGCTGCGCGCTAGGTCCAGGTCACTGACGCCCAAACTGGTGGACGGACTGGCCGTCTGTTGACTTGCCAGCAGTTGCTGCTGCAGCAGCCTGGCTACGTTCTGCTGCAGGTCATTGATTGTGGGGATCGCGGTCCCAAGTGGCGAGCTGCTCATTGCGCCAGCCTCTTGATGCTGGTTCCCCAAAGCACGTCATACACCGGGCGCACCTGGTCGGGCTTGTAGATCATCGGGCGCACCGCTAGGCGGTCACCCCGTTCGCCCGCCCATTGCGCGGTCACAGCTACCCGGTCGGCAATGCCATCGCGCACAAGCCAATCCAACGCCTCCTGGGCGGCAAAGCGAGCTTTCTCCAGCACACCCGCCCCAGTCTTACCGTAGTGCCACAGCCAGAGTCGCGACCCCCAGGGGTCTGCGCGTGAATCAAAGTCATCACTGGCAAATTCATCACCCACCCAGCCACGCCGATCAGTCTCATTCAGCGGCAGGGTGTCATCGTTGCTGGCACGCCGGTCACTGAACAGCGACAAAATGATGGCCGTCTGAAACGTTTCCTCAAGCTCGACCGAATAGGTGGCCAGCACGTCGGCATACACCACCGGCACGCCGTTGGGCTGCGCGAAATCTTTCCAGGGGTAGGCTACAACCGGTCCGGGCGTGACCAGACGCCAGTCAAACGGCACGCCAAACACGCTGGCTGCATCGTTGCTATTGGGTTGGGGTCGGGTAGCCACATCAAACATGCAGCCAGTGTCTTAAAAGCACCTCACCAGGTCATGGTGAAACACTTCACCGGCTTGTCAGAAGTTGGCGGTGTTGTCCGAACCTCGCTGCACACTTGCATGGTTATGGCCAAGCACTTCCTTGCCACCCACCTTGAGACTTGTGGCCGCAGCCATAGCGGCCGACGCAGTGACCGCAGGCGTGTTGAAAACCACCCCAGCAGAGGCATTGACAACAAACTGGTCACAGTCCACCTGCACGACCCGCCCCGCCTTGAGTCGCACCATGTGGCCTTCCTTGTGCCACACCGCCACTTCATAAGCCTCCAGGTGCGGCCGCTCGGCAACGCGATCCATGCGGATGATCACCGTGTGGCCACCAATCTCCAGCTTCAGCCCCTGGCCATCGACCGGGTTTCCTGCAAAGCCATAGTCTTGTGGCCGCTGAGCGTCGTCACGCACATCGTTGGGCAGGCCTTCCACCCGGCCTTTCTGCATCTTGCCCTCGGTCAGGCCACGAATCCGCACCCAGCGCATCAAGTTGGCCCACATCAGCCGCCCCCTGCTTTGTCGTTCGGCCCACGCGGGTGGTTGGTGGTATTACCTCTGTTACCCCAGTTGTGCCGCTTCACTTTGGTTTTGAGCGGTGCCGTGTCATACGCCTCGACGGGCCGCACCGTCAGGTCTGTCACATCACCTTCTTTTAGATCACAGGTCTGCTTGACGCCGCAAATCAACCACTCGGCACCGTCCAGCCCGGCCACGTCGTCATAGATGGCCACGCGCTGATTCAGCGGCCACGGCTCCCCTTCAAACGTCCAGCCCTCTACCTGGTAGCGAAAGCCCATAGAATGCCCCCGGCGCACCCGCACCGTGTGTTTTACCAACGTGGTCAGCTCAGCCTGGGTAGTGTTGCCATCGGCATTGATCACCAGCGGCAAATACCGGGTGATCTCATCGTCCTTGGCACTCGCCTTCAACCCACGTGCCTGGTCAAAATCCATTGTCAAGTCGGTGCTTTGGCCGTAGGCGATGTATTCGCTGTGCCGCTCCTCATCACTGCCAATGCCCTCCATGGCAATCACATTCTGGCCACGCACAATCGACCCTTTAAAGCGCTTCGTGCCCGCCTTGGTCAGCAGCACCCGGCCTGCATCGTCGCTGGTCACCAACACCCCACGCAGCCGCGCCGCCCTGGCCACCGCGTCCAGTGCCGACTCACCGTGGCCAAGCTTGAAATCCTGCACCACCGCACCAATGTCGGTATCCACCTTCACGTCCAAGCCAAACGGCTGCACGATGTCCTTGATGATGCGGTCAATCTTGGCACTGCGCCATTGCCCACCCTTATAAATCGCAGAGCACCGCACCAGGTCACCCGCACGGGATCGGCCCGTGATGCGCATGCCACAGTCGCCACGCCGATAGAACGGCTCAGCCGCCAGCACATACCCGGTCAGCACCACGGTGTCACCAATCTTGATCTGCACCGAGTCCTGGCGCTTGATGGCAGGCGGCTTGCCCGGCACCAGCGAGATCGGGATGCTGAACGTCCCGCACAGCGCCTCCAGGTTGCGGTCCACCTCGCTTTGCAGCCAGCCTTCATACGCCACGCCGTTCACGATCACCGCGATCTTGGCGTTGTCGCGGGTGTACTGCGCCACCATCAGTCATGCCTCATGATGCGCAGCGCCTTGCCTGGCGGCACCAGCAGCGGGTGGGTGATGTGCGGGTTCATCGCCAAAATCTCATCCGCATAAGCCGCCGTGCCAAACAGCCGGTAGCTCACATACCAAACCGGCATCCACGCTTCGGGCGTGAAACTGGTCAAGCGAGCCATGTCCCGGCTGCGCTCCTGAATGTCCCGCAGCCCCGCCGTCAGCAAGGCCAGCATGGCGTCATGCCAGGCCGAGTCAGGTAGGCCATCACTGGCAGCCGCTGTCGATGCCCGCAACAGCAGCCGCGTGCACTGCGCATTCAGCGTGGCCCGCAACGCCAGGGCATCGTCATAACTGGTCAGCTCAGCCACTGATGCCGCCTGCACCCAGCTCGCCACGGCAAAAGACTCAATCAACTGGTCGCTGGCCGTGCTCAACGCTTCAAGCTGCGCACGCGCCGGGGTGTT